CCCTACTATCACATACAACAATAATCTAGTCAAGAACATTGTTGCAAGAGTTCGTCTGTCTGATAGCGTCAGAAGCAACAAGTCTGCTTTCTACCCCTATACAATGGACGCAGAGGATAGAATTGACACGCTCTCAAATCTTTATTACGAAGATCCAGGCTACACATGGCTGATCTGGCTAGCCAATGATATTGTTGATCCATACTTCGATGTCCCATTGAATGATGATGATTTCAACGACCATGTTGCAACCAAGTATGGTTCATACGACCTTGCTGCTCGTAAGATTAAGGTCTATAGAAACAACTGGTATGACAATACTGACGTTTCTATTACACCTTCTCAGTTTAATTCGCTCGCTAATGGCACACAGAAGTACTACGAACCTGTATTAGATAATGTTCTGAATGTTGCCAGATATGTCCGTAAAAGAGATGATGACATTATAGCCACAAATAAGATTCAATCTGTTGCTATCTCATCTGTGACAGGAACATTTAAAGTAGGTGAAGAAGTTCAGACCAACGGCACTAACTATGCATTCATCACATATGTGGGTGCAACAAGTATTACTGTTCAGCACATCACAGGAACATTATCGGGGACTATTACTGGTCAAGAGTCGGGTGCCACTGCAACTATTCCGACGATCCTAATTAATAATGTACCCCAACCCGATGTCACTACTTTAACCCAACCAATATCTGCGGTGGATGCTCCTTTCTGGTCTCCTGTAACGTTTCTAGAATATGAACAAGACCTTAATGAAGCCAAGAAGGTCATTAAATTACTTGATGTTAGATATACTTCTCAGGCAGTTAATGACCTCAAGAGAACTATGAGTGCTAGATGAGTTTAATTAAAAACCTTTTCGAAAGTGTAGAGAGATCTCTGTTCGGAGCAATAGCTTCGGCAATAGCTGGTGCGTTCCAGGATGGTGCTAACGCCAAGACTCCTTCTGACTACCAGCCAGGAGACGTGACCCTGACTGATATCGTTCTGATGTCTGAGAGTCAGGATCGTGTGTATTCTCTGATGAAGCAATGCGTAGGATTCGATGTCTACGAAAGTATTATGTCGCCTGTAATGTTTGCAGAGGTTGTTATCTCTGATAGCATGGGTCTGCTTCAGTCCTTCCCTATCATCGGGGAAGAATATATCAAGCTACAATTCAGCACACCTAAGCTAAAGGGTGCGCCTGCCACATTCCTCTTCAGAGTGAATAGTGTCAAGGATAAGAAAGTTACAGAGTCGACTAATAAAATTACCTATACTCTACAATGTGTCTCTGCAGAGCTTATACACAACTCAAAGCAATTAGTCAACGTAAAAGATAGCAACACTGCAGATAATATCATCAAGAGAGTATTCGAAGAGTTTATTCCTTCACAAAAGCCGTTGAACATTGCTCCTACCAATGGTATCCTGGATGTCCTTATAACCAGATATGCTCCTCTGCAGGCCATTGACTTTATTAGACAGAGATCAGTATCGAGTAGATATGAATCCTCTTCATTCTGTTTTTATGAAAGTAGAAAAGGGTTCAACTTCGTTACTATCGAACAGCTAATGGAAGAGGGTGCTAAGACTATCGAGGCAGGTAACTCAGATAAGATATTCTTCTTCGATGCTGCCAGAAAAGATGATGCAAAGAATGTGACGACAAGAAACATCCTTGCATACAATCAAATGCAGTTTGCCGATACTATCTCACAGATTAAAGCTGGTGGTCTTAATAACCAGGTGCAGCAATTCGATCTGATTACAGGGGATGTCACAAAGGTCACATATACCGATAACGAAGGTGCGGATAGGTTTAAGTCTACATCTTCCACCAGCGCTTCAAGCAAGACCACATCATTCACTAGTAACCATGGTAGAACGACAACTGTTCAGAAGCTAATTCCTATGAGATCAGATAAGCCTGATCTGGATCTGGCAGGCAAACTATCGAAGGTAAGAGCTTTTGCTCAGAAGCTCTCTCAGAATATTGTACAGATTCACATCTATGGGGACTCTACAATTAATGTGGGCGATATGATTGAATGTAGGTTCCCTGCTGGTTCTGATGCAAAGGACACCGCAGGCGAGTCGAGGCTCGATAGCGGTAGCTATCTGGTAGCCAAGGTAAGACATATTGTATTGAATAGTGACCGTCCTCAATATACTCAGGCGCTCGAATTAATTAAAACAGATCTGCAAGAGGTTACATCATGACCACACAACAAATGGGCGAAGAGGGCTTCCGCTGGTGGCTCGGTGTTGTCGAAGACATTCAAGATCCTAAGCAGCTCGGTCGTGTCAGGGTTCGTATCATTAACGAACATGATGAGGATGTTGATACAGGAGACATAGACTGGGCTCACATTATAATGCCTTCTACTTCTGCCTGTGTTGATGGTGTAGGAGATACTCCTAATCTTGCTGTCGGCTCGCGTGTTGTTGGATTCTATATGGATGGCAACGAGAAGCAGATGCCAATGGTTATGGGATCCTTTCCTACCATTCCGGGCAACGATGCCAGTCGTCATTCGCTATCGTGGCTCCACAGAGGCAAGAATATACTCACAAAGGATATAATAGGTCCTGAGCCAAGCTCTCCTTATGCGGCACAGTATCCTTTTAATAGAACAATCACCACTAAAGGCGGCCATGTCATCGAGTTAGATGATACTCCCGGCAATGCTCGTATTAATATCCATCATAGCTCTGGTGCCTATATTGAAATAAATAATGATGGTCGCATGGTCATTAAGGCGCCATCAGATTCTATTGATGTTATTGGTGGAGTCAAGACAGTCTATGCCAAGGGTGATATCGATATTGTTTCTGAAAACAATGTGACAATTGCAGCTCGCAAAGGTATCAAGATGGGAGCTCCTGGTGGTGTTACTATCACCGAGGGAAGTCTAATGGTCAAGGGCGCTATCTCTTCTGCAGTTGGTGTATCAGGAACATTCACTACACCTACAGGCAAGGTCGTTGAAGTGCTCAATGGCGTTGTAGTAAACATATCTTAAGGAACATATTATGGGAATTTCGGCAAAAGAACTTGACATTAACACAAAACATATTAACGAGCTGGCCGATCAGATTCGTTATAACACTGACTGTGAAGTTATCAAGCTAGTTATTGAAGAGCACCTTGGTAGCATTCAGGATCTATTCAAAGACGTTCAAGCAGAACAAAAAGAACTGCTCGCAAAGATACTACCGATACTTGAATTACCAGGACCCAACCCTGTTGCTATTGTCAAATGGATATCTAAGTTCGTTACAGGATTGGTCACTCCTCAGCTACAGGCTCACATTAAGTATACGAAGAAGTTGATTAAACTTGCTGGAGCTATCCTTAATGTGATTGCAGCCATCGAAGAAGCCTCGAAGAGTCTCCCTCAGTGTGCTATTGAAATCAAAGACGAGACTCTCAATCAAATAAAGAACGAAGTCAATGGTTTGGTCACTGCTGCATTACAGGAAATAGAGGGCTCACAGGTAGGCCTTCTTGCTATTATTGATGCAGGGAACACTATCGATAAAATCGACACATCATCGCCTGATGCATTTATAGCTACCGTTGATCAGGCGGCTACTGCAATCAATACTGCTGCAGAAGTATATAAGAACGAAACATAAGGATTAACGAATGGCACGCGCCGATAGGTTTACAGAATTAACTAGTAAGGACGAGATCTACTCAGATTTTCTTGTCAACCTTAACCCGCATCCTGTGTCGGGTGTCCTATTGCGTTTTGCCAACGAGAAGGCAGTAACGAGATCCATTCGTAATCTTATTCTGACAAACAAGGGTGAGCGTCTTTATCAACCTGATGTCGGATCCGATATTCGTGCAATGCTGTTCGAGCCGATGTCTCAGTTCACAGCAAATGCTCTAAGAAAGATCATCGAGGATTGTCTGGTCAAGTATGAGCCAAGAGCAAAGATCCTTAACGTTCAGGTCATTCCATACGAAGATCTGAATCGTTATGTTATTACCATTGCATATATGTTGATAAATAAAACAGAGCCTATTTCAGTTAATGTCACCCTGCAAAGAGTACGATAATGTCCGCTAATTCATCAATCATCCTGTCAAACATAGACTTTGACACACACAAGAATACTCTTAAGCAGTATCTGAAGTCGCAGACGCGTTTCCAGGACTATGACTTCGAAGGGTCTAACATGAACGTCCTTCTGGACATCATGTCGTACAATACTTTCCACAATATGTTCTATCTGAACATGGCAGCATCTGAAATGTTCCTCGACACGGCTCAGATCCGTGACTCGGTCATGTCGCATGCCAAGGAGCTGAATTATACACCTCGCTCGTTCAAGTCTGCAGAGGCCAATGTTAATATTGTCGTGACCTCTTCTGACTTAGCAAAGAGATCTATTCCTATTCCCCGTGGCACGACATTCACTTCAAGATTCAGCAACAGAAGTTATACATTTACGGTGAACGATAGCGTTGTTGTAACTGATTATACCATTAACTCAAACAACACTATTACCTTCCTCGGTTCTGGTATTACACTGTACGAGGGTTACTTTATTAACGATACGTTTACCTATACGGCAGACCCTACTCAGAGATTTATTATCACAAACAGAAACTGTGATATTTCTTCTATTGCAGTTAATGTGATCGAGGATGTTGGTGCTAATATTCAGACATACACAAGAGCCACATCACTATTCAATATTGATCAGAACTCCAAGGTATTCTTTGTTCAGCCTTGCGAGAATGATTCGTATGAAATAGTATTCGGTGATGGTATTACAGGACGTCCTCCGAAGGATAACTCAGTTATCTCTGTAGAATATAGAATCTCCAATGGTCAGCTTCCTAACGGATGTAATGCATTTAAAGCAGACACGACAATTGATGGCGAATCAAACATCCTTGTTACTGTTAATACTCCTGCATCGCTTGGGTCTGTTTCTGAGTCTATCGAAGAGATCAAGTATAATGCTCCTCGTCACTTCACGACTCAAGAGCGTGCTGTTACGACAGAAGACTATGAGAACCTTCTAAAGCTAAACTTCTCGGAAGTCAACGCTGTTTCTGCATATGGTGGAGAGGATCTTGATCCACCTCAATACGGTAAGGTGTTCGTTGCTGTTGACCTCAAGGAAGTAGACGGCATTCCAGAAACGAAAAAGGATCAGTATTACAGATTCCTTAAGCCAAGATCTCCTGTATCGATTGATCCTGTATTCGTTGATCCAGAATATACATATATTGGTCTTACATCATTTGTCAAGTACAACCTTAACATTACAAAGCTATCGTCAGAAGACATTAGAACTCTGGTCACTGCAGCAGTCACGAAGTATGCCGAAGCAAACCTCAATAACTTTAACAGAGTGTTCCGCTATTCTAATGTTGTAGAAGCTATCGACAATGCTCAGGCTGCAATCGTTTCAAACGAAACTTTTGTTAAGGTGATTAAAATTATCACACCACAGCTTGGCGTATCCAATAGAATAGACATCGACTTCCAGACTCCTCTTGATACCACTCAGTCGGTCGTAAAGGGTGGATACTCTATTACCTCTTCGAGATTCCTTTTCAATAGCGAACGAGTTTCGCTGCAGGATGATGGTCTTGGAACTGTTAATATTGTATCAGCTGTTGGTGGTATTATAACCAACGTTGGTACGGTCGATTATGATACAGGACTTGTACAGCTATCGAACTTCAACATTACATCATATGAGGGCGCTGGCATCAAGATCAGAGCTGAGCCTCGTAACAGAGATATCAGTGTTGTCAATAACAATATCATCAACATTATTGAAGATGATATTACACTTACCATTCAGGGCGTAAGCGGATAATAAATGAGAGACATTCAGGATAAAATTTCTCCGCTAATCAAGTCACAATTCCCCTCATTCTATTTGGATGAAGGTGAAGACTTTGTTGCGTTTGTTGAAGCCTACTATGAGTGGCTCGAGTCCAATCACCAACAGCTCGAGCTTGCATCCAATACAAACTTTGTTGCGGGTGATACTCTATTACAAGGTAATACAACAGGAACGATTGTCTCGGTAGAAGGCAACAATATTCTTGTGTCTGTCGACAACTTCGATGCTTTTAGATGTAACATTCAGTGTGATGAGTTCGTTCCTGTCACTTCTTCATCTGGTGGTAACACATTTGTTGAGAAGCAATTCAAGCTTAACCCAATATATTATGCCCGCAAGTTGTTTGATCTTCGTGATGTAGATAGAACTCTTGACCAGTTTATTGTTCACTTCAAAGAACAGTATCTGAAGAACATCGAGTTCGATACCAATACAAACAAAAGACTTCTGATCAAGAACTCTTACGACCTGTATAGATCAAAAGGCACAGAGCGTTCTATTGACTTGTTCTTCCGTCTGATCTACGGTGCCTCTGCTACCGTATACTATCCTGGTGAAGACCTTATGCGTCTTTCTGCAGCTCAGTGGTTCAAGCCTCAGTATATAGAGATCACAAGCTCCCCAAGAACTATTGATCTCGTTGGTAAACAGATCACGGGTGTTCAATCAGGCGCCACTGCGTTCGTAGAAAAGTTTATCAAAAGAAGAGTCAAGGACGGCTTCGTCTACGTTCTCTACATTTCCAATGTGTCTGGAGAATTCATAAACGACGAGCCCCTAAGAGACAAGACTGTGTTCTTCGATCTTCCTAAGGTAGTCGGATCCTTGAACGCTCTTACAATACTGAGTGGATCGAAGCTGTTCTCTGTTGGAGACATTGTAAACTTCACATCGACACGTGGTGCCGAAGCCACTGGTCGTGTTTCGAGCATTACAAACGAGACGGGTGTTGTTGATTTCGAATTGTTCGATGGTGGATGGGGCTATACAGTAACCGCTCCTACCGAAGACTATTCAGATGCTGAACTAGCAAAGCGCTCTCAGGTAATCGTGTCGACCAAGGTACTGACTCTTAGCAACGTTGTGACATCAAATACCATTGCAGGCTTTGTAATCTCTAATGGTGGAACGGGCTATTCGAACTCTGACACTATTACTGTGCGGTCAGCATATACCAACTGTACTGCTACAATTAACACAAACGGTAGTGGTGTTATTACTAACATTAATATCACCAACCCTGGCGCTGGCTTCTTTACATCGAGTCCGACCGTTAATATTGCTACATCGAGCGGATCGTCAGCGTCTATTCAAGCAACGACGAAAGCCTTTAATTCATACTTCAAGTATTTCGAGAAGCTCACAGAGAGACTTGCAAGCGTTACGTATGATACAGCTATTAACAAGAATGGCTTTGTTGCAGGAGAGACTGTCTACGTCAGCAACGGCACTGCTAATCTTGCTTTCGGAACCATCCTTAACAA